CGCTCTGCCACGGATCCGGGGTAGTACCGCCCGCCCGCAGGATGCGCACGGCATCGCCGCCGTCAGTGCTCCGGTACGCCGGTGCGATGCGTGCGGACGGCTCCTGGCTTCCCATCCTGCTGCCGCTGCGCGAGGATCGCGCCGATTTCGTCGTCATCGCTGGGTGCTCCCTCCATTTCCTCGATCTCCCGGATGGTGTCCCGGTACTGCTTGGCAAGCTGGGGCAAAAGCCGGGCATCCTCGCAGCTGTCGATGTTCTTTGCCAGCACCAGCGCAAGCCGCCTGAGCTGTTCCAGACGGCTGCCGGTTGCCGTGATGCTTTTCATGGTCGCCATGTCCGGATGCCCCTTTCAGATTTTCCCTGTGTGTAAATCGGCGCTGGACGGCGCGGAGGCGCCGAGGGCTGCGGGAGGGGGCCCCTCCCCACCCTACCACTCGCCGTCACTGACCTGCGGAATGCGGCGCGGTTTTGCCCCTTTTTTGCCGGTTTTCGGGCTGTTTTGCCCGGTTTTGTTGCCTTTTTGCGCGTTGCAGAAATAATGCGCCGCTTGCAGATTCGTCCAGTCCTCCGCTGCAGCCCGCGCCGAAGGGTACCCGAACTGCCGCCATTTAGAAACCGGTCGGATCTCGTCCACCACAAAGGAGAGCGGGTGCTGCGCGTCTGAAGGCTCATCGTAATGGATAGGACCGAAGCGCCCGTGACAGATGCCGCACGCACAGCCCATTGCCCGCAGCCGCTCCCGATGCTTGCGCCGCAGGTTTCCGTTGGCATAGCGCGGGTTCGTCATGGTGCAAGCCTCCTTTGGCAGCGTTGCGAGTATAGCGTGCAGACCCTCACGGCCCGCTGTACCGCAGACAGCCCCGGGGTATTTGCAGGGGGGCGGTATTTGCGGGAAGGGGGAGGGTATAAAAAGCCCCCGGGGTGTTTTGTAAGCCCCGGGGGACAAAAAAGCCGCCCCGGGGGACGGCAGAAAGATTCACAAGCTGCCCGGCGGATATGCCCATCCGGGCTGTTGGTCGGAAAAAGTATTCCCCTGTTGCAGCCGGGCAGCACAAAGCCCGCAGGGGGGAAGGGAGTAAGAAAACTTTCCTGCGGGCTTTGGCAGTTTAGATTATAGCATATTGGAACCAGTGCTTTTTAGTGCGTCATTCGATTATATCCAAAAGCCGCACGGCTCTTTTGTGCCTTCGGAGTACCCAGCTGACATCGAGAGAAAGCCGGTCAGCGATCAGCTCCCACTTGTGTCCACAGATATATCTCCGGTACAGGATGGTAAAGTCGGTTTCATCATCCAGCTGATGGAGCACAAAGATGATTTCTTTGCGAATGCGGGTACTTTCCTCACACTGGGCTTTGTAAGCGCACCGGGCTTCGTCGATGCGTTCTACGGCCCGGGGCAGTGCCTGACCGTCCCCGCCGCCGCCCGGTGCAGCGGAAAAGCGCTGGGTCATGTGAGCGGCGTCTGCTTCCAGTGTGGCCAGCTCGTCCAGCCTCAGCTGCTCGATGCGTTTGGCCGACCGGTACCGCCAGAGCCACACCTTCTTTTCTTCGTAGGTCATTCGGCTTCGCCCCCTTCCAACCGCTTCAGCAGCCCTTCCACATCATACCGCCAAT